GGCTTATTCAATTCGAGGAGGCCAGATTCCGCCGGGTGGTTGCTTCGGTGATTGCCTACGAGCTGGTAGAGATGCCGGAGTTTAAGTCTGACGAAGACCACTGGAACAGTCGCTGGGCTTGGTGTGTGGCTGGGTCTCATGCGCGCATCTTGGAGAGGTTGAACCCGCAGTATAGAGTCCAGGACATCCCGGGCTACACACAGTGGCACCGGCGGATGTACTGCGAGGCGCTAGATGAGAACCCTGTACCAAGTTGGGATGGCCACGTAACCGTCAGCGTGTCTCCGAAGCTTGAGCACGGGAAAGTGAGGGCGATATACGCATGCGACTCGATATCGTACTTTGCTTTTGAGCAGTTCCTCCGTCCCATTGAAGATAAGTGGAAGGGGTACCGCACGGTCTTGGACCCCGGGCGAGGAGGGCACTATGGCATGGCCCGGCGGATGCAGAAACTGCGCGCGGCGTGTTGGGGTACGTTCATGATGGACTATGACGACTTTAACTCCCAGCACTCTTTGCTGGCCCAGCAAATTGTGGTCGAAGAGGCGGCCGCTGTGACGGGTTTCGACCCGGCGCGTGCGGCCGTGTTATCCCGCTCCCTAGGTCAAATGGACATGTACTGCCACGGGAAGCTTGTTGGGCGGGCTTCGCGCACGCTCATGTCCGGCCATCGGGGCACCACATTCTTCAACAGTGTGCTCAACGCTGCCTATCTAAGGTACGCGCTAGGGGAAGCTAGCTGGGCAAGGCTGCGTAGCATCCACGTTGGGGATGACGTCTTCATAGCCATACCCGACATGGCCGACGTGGACCTGATCCGCACCAGGATGCAGGGGATGGGCTGCAGGCTCAACCCCTGTAAGCAGACGATGGGCCTGTACACGTCCGAGTTCCTGCGTATGGCGGTGACCCCTCGCTACGCTACAGGGTATCTAGCGCGCTGCGTCAGTTCCTGTGTATCCGGGAACTGGCTCAAGGATTACAAGCTAAACCCCTCCGAGGGGCTTAGGTCTATGATGAACCACGCTCGCACCCTCGTTAACCGGTCGAGAGTTGACGCCGCCTGGCGTTTCCTGGTACCGAGCGTGGTGAGGATGACCGGTTTTGCCCGCCGACCGATCAGTGAGTTATTAGGCGGGATGGCGAGTCTTGATGGCTCCCCAGTGTTTGTCAGGCGGACTTGCTTTCCGGCCTACACCATCGACACAAACACTGTCAAGGGCATAAACGTTGGGGACGTTCCGAAGAACGCTACCCAGGATTACTTGAGTTTCTGTTGTTCAGAAACGGAGCGCTATGCGCTGATTAGCCTTGAGCGATCAGTGGAGTCTACCATGGTACGGTCGTCCTTTGGGCGGGGCGTGCCGGGTGCCGTCACTGATTGCGGAGAGGTGTTCACGCTCCGCGCTCTGGGTCTGCAGCGGGTCTACAACTCATGTAGTCTGAGTGGTATCGACAGGGACGCGCCAGTCGTCGGTGCTCTAAACAAGTACCCTATTCTCCAGCTAGTCAAAGGGGATATAGGTCGGGGCCTCCTAAGGGAGTTGCTTGCCCGCGAAGGTGTAGTCGCGGGGCCCCGGGATGATCTGGTCTCATTGGCGTGGGGCCCAACCAGCACTGGTGTCGTCGTGGACGGAGTGCTGAGTTATTCCGACGCCATGGAACTCGGTTCTAGGACTAGCAGCGGCGTGATACACGTCGAGTTTCCGTGCTACGTGTAGCGTGGGCTAACGCACGGTGGCCCTGGCTACTCGGGGCGTGGTTTTGATTGGTAGGGCCTTCGGGCCCTATTCAG